GAACATTCAGGAAATCCAAGAGTTGAAATTGGAAGTTCCATTGCAAGCATAACTTTGGAGGATTTTTATATATAAGGAACTAGGTTAAAGATATGCCACAACAGGATTGTTCTACAATATTGCAGCCACTCTCACAGTCTGAATTGACTAGTTTGACTAATCTGCCCAGCATTAATTATACCAATCAGGATTTCTTTTCCATGAAGTCTAGATTGGTAAAGTTTATTCAAGAAAGATTCACTAATGACTTTTCGGATTTCATTGAATCTGATTTGGGCATTATGTTGATTGAAAATTGGGCATTCATTGCAGATACCTTGTCATTCAAAATGGATCAGATTGTCAATGAATTGTTCATTGACACGGTAACAGAACCAGAGAATGCTTTTCGTTTGGCTAAGTTAATTGGATTCCAACCTACGCCGCCTATCGCTGCCAGAGCGTTATTTTCTGCGACTATTCCATCAGTATTAGCGACTGATTTACTGATTGACCCAGGTATTTCTTTTTCTATTGCGGCAAGTGGGCAAACAATTAGTTTTGAGTTATTCCAAGCGGATTCTAATAATAATCCAATATTTGATGAGCCAATAACAATTACGGCCGGTAATATCACCAATACTTCTATTGTTGGGTTGGAAGGTTCTACTAGAACAGATAATTTTACTGCCGATGGAAGTATTAATGCGACTTTAGCAACAACTGGAATTCCTGTTATTTTTGATAGTGTGAGAGTATCGGTGGATGGTACACAATGGACTCAAGTAGATTTTTTTAGCGATCAACCAAACAATGAATTCATAGTACAATTCACCTCTGCCTACCAAGCATTTATTATTTTTGGCAACGGAAGTTCAGGAAGAGTGCCTACGGTAGGTTCGGCTATTGCAATTACTTACCGGGTAGGTGGCGGAACGATTGGAAACATCATCAGTGGGTTTATTCAACAGCAAAGAGGAATTGAAGTTCCAGGTTTTAATTTTGAAGTCCCGGTGACGTTCGTGAATTACACAAAGGGTGAATTTGGATATGTCGGAGATACAATCGATGATATTCGTAGGAAACTTCCAAGATATGTAAAGGTTCAAGACAGGGCCGTCACTGGTGAGGATTATGAGGTATTAGCAGAACAATATGTTTCGCCTTATAATGGACAAATTGGTAAGGCTTTAGCAGTGTTGAGGAATTATGGTTGTGCTGCTAACATTATTGATTTATTTGTATTAGCCAAAGATGGGGCAAATGGGTTGGCAATTGCCAACGACATGTTGAAAGCAGAGTTATACGATTCTATCAATAGTAAAAAAATGCTAACGGATTATGTTTGTATTCGTGATGGAGTCGTTTTAGTGGTTGATGTGGTGATTGATTTAGTTGTCGATAAGTTCTTCCGAAAATTCCAGCAGCAAATCCAAAACGGTGTGAATAATGCAGTTAATGACTTCTTCACTTTAAATAACTGGGATTTTGGCAAGTCACTAAAAGACACAGAATTAATGAAAGCGTTGGCTGGAATTAGTGAAGTTAAAGATATAAGTGTTCATTTTATGACTAACGACCCCAATAACAGCGGGTCAATTGTAGTGGCACAATATTTCGAAGTAATCAGGAATGATACAACAACGGTAAACTTGGTATTTGAATAATGTTAGTTACTCCAGAAAACAATCCGAAAATCACCGACACCGTTTTGTTCACGTTAACAACAACGGACGAAAATGGTACGGCTGTCAATCCGTACAAGGTCAATCAAGTAATCATTTATTTTATTGAGCGTGGATTTACCGTTGAAAATAATAAGCAGCTATCGGAAGACGTTGGCGGACATCTCGTAGATTCTTTCTTCAAAGATGCCGTTTCTGTAACTATTCTAGGAGATGATTTTTACCCAGCATGGTTATCGTCTGATACCGACAATGCGTTTATTAGCAAGGAAGATTTTGATGATGAAGGCAATCCGCAAATTGGAGTGTTTTCATATGAATGGACTCCCGACCTAAAAATATCAGGGGAAGGCGATTATGTAATCTGTTGGACTTGGACGCCAATTGCTGCTGGAGATTCATTCTCTAATAGTCTAGCATTCAATCTATATGGTGATACATCGGCGACCACTAGTATTCCTACTCATTTTACGCCACCGCAAAAATATGAAGTTTTGTTAGATCGTTATACGCCTGAAATGTTTAAGTTGGGTTTGGGCGATTTTGATCTCACACCTGACGTTTTAGACAGAACGAATTCATCTATTGCAAGCGGATTTACCGTGTTGGAAGACATGACAAATCAAATCGTTGATTTGATTGATGCAAATGTCTTGAGAGAATCACTATTGTCTTATTTATCCAATTTATTTAGTTGGAAACTCAAAAGCAGCAATACTGCTTTGTGGCGAAGGCAAATCAAACGAGCAATTCCTTTGTATAAGAAAAAAGGGACGCTCGATGGTTTGGCAGAAGCATTGTCAGAAGCGGGAATGGAATTAGTTGATTTCACTCAACTGTGGCAAGTTGTGTCTCCTTATACATGGCAAGAAGCATTCGTTTTCAGTGGAAGTGATATTTTCACGCTTAGTAAACTTGCTATTCTTGATTATCCAATTGACACATTAAATTTTGAGTTGTATGTAAGACTAGAAGGCACTGATGAATATGTTCAAATCAGTTTGGACTATGTAAGTTTTAGCAATTTCATGGGCGTAACAACCATGACCTGGATTGGCGATAACTTGTCAGTTAATCCGTTATCTCTTCAAAACGGAGACATCGTTAGAATCATTTATAAGGTGAATGAATTCGTAGATCAAACGATAGAGGATTTCATTAGAACTCTTTCGTTAGCAGATCAAAGAGACGAAACGACTGTTACTTACCCGTTGAAAAACTGGAATGTTCGAGTGATTACTGAAAACGATCCAATGTTTGATGTTGTTTGTCCGCAACGGAACCCATTCCATGACCCAGTCGTTTTCGGCAAAGTTAGAACGGAGTTTCCTTATAGTGAAAATATTTACAACATGGATGAATACAATGGAAGTATTCGAGATTCTACAAACCCATGCGACCTAGATAAGAATTTTTTGGATAGTTGTTCATGTTGTTTGGGAAGTAAATTCAACATTACTGTTGAAGTCCAAGGTCTTGACCCTGACCGTATGAGTGAAGCATTAGATGTAATTAAAGATTTTGTGCCATTTCATGCGATTATTCACAATATCAACTTCATTGGTTCTCAAATCGATTTTACCATTCCCCCAATAGAATCAATTGAAGCACTAATAACATTCCAGTTGACTGACAATATGCTTGCTAACAATTTTGATTTCAATCGATTGATCGAAGAAGGAAGTTCAGATGCGGACGAATTGAAAAGAAATATGTTAGCAACAGCAACTGTGGTATCATCTCCTACTGGAACTGGCAAAAATAGTGCAATCGTTTTATTCTCCCCTGGAATTCAATTTAATACTGTCGGTATTGATACTGAGGGTGATAATTTGTTGGAAATTATCAGCGGCTCCAATCAAGGTAAATATAAGTTATTGATCCAAGAGTCTGACCGTTTTGTAATTGATATTTTACAAGGAGTCCCAAACACTATTTCTTTCCCGTTGGATGCAAGTGCTTTTCCTTTTAGGGTTTCTAATCTTTTATATTCTGAAAATTCAACAAGTATTTACCAAGACGATATTTTTGAGTTTGGCGATAGCAGTATAGGATTTGCTAATTTGGGAACGCAACCAGGCTGGAAAATTGCTGTCACTTCTGGGATTTACGTAGGTACTTACACGATTACAGACATAACCCCAGATAATACAGTAATTATTTCTGGTTGGCTAGGAGTGATAAATGCTTCCTCTATTTCGTACCAGTTAAAAACCAACACAAATGCAGTGGTGGTGACTTCTTCTGGAAGAATTAGTGTTAGCAGGCAAGGTAGATTAGAAATTCAATTGGTCACTCAAGAATTTGGAATTCATCAAGATGATTACGTGTTATATGGCAGCACTCAATATAAAATCACTCATATCGCTCCCCGAGGCGTAGCGTTAGTTGATAAAGTTTACATCAGTGGTTATACTGGCGGTAATGTTGTTGGATTGGCCAATATAACGATTTACAGAAGAATTATTGACAGTGCGGTTGGTTATGTGGGTCTTCGGGGTCTGAAATTGACAGGTACAATTCCCGCAGTGGACGGTACTTTAGAAAACAATACATTTTTGGACAATTATTTCATCTTGATAGGAACAAGTTATTACCAAATTACAAGTATTGATGGAAGCACCATGACCTTAAGCGGCCCAATGCTAAGTTGGGGACTGACTGGCACGAGCGTTTCTTATTCTATTATTAAATTCATTAAGACTTCGCCAATAACCACACAAGATGGGACTGAGTTTTATTTACTAGATCGAAGGGACAATGATTCCATTGTTATTGATACAGAAACTTCAATGTCATTTAGTTTAGCTCCAGAGCCATTTAGTTTTACTTCGGTGCCATTAAGTTTTACTGCGAACATTCTAAATAACATTAATACTGGAACCAATACTTGGGTGGAATCAGTAAGGAATCAAGAAAGTATTACTATTGATATAGTTAGGAGATAAATGGAAGACCAGATTCAAACAATTGGAAATATAAAAATTACCGTAGAGTACGATGACGGTAAGAAGATATACGTTCCCGTTAAAAATAAAGTCCTTCGTTCAGGGCGAATGGCTTTGGCTAGTGGGCTGGCAAATCAAACGGGAGGAACGTTTGAATTTTATATCAGCTCGATGCTATTTGGATCGGGAGGAACTTCGGGAGGGACGCCAAGGTTTGTAGATGATACTCGGGCTGGCTTGTTTGGGGCGACTATTTTGACAAAGGGGGTGATTTCATCCATCGACCCAAACATGCCCACCCAAGTAATTTTCACTTCGGTAATTACCTTCGATGAGATTGTTGGTCAAATTGTTAATGAGATGGCTATGCAAATGAAGAATGGAGACCTTTATGCGATGGCTACCTTTGGAGATATTTCTAAGACATCTTCGATGCAACTTACTTTCAATTGGTCGCAGGTGTACGTGTAAAATACAACATAACACGCACAATCAACTTGTACAATCTTTTTGACAAATCTTTACATCCAGGCTAACAGTTCCACCACTAGATGGCGAATTGAATACTGCTGGGAATTTTTCTGCCCAAATCAATACCGTACTTGCGTTATTGGTAATATAATACCCTTGAACTGCTTCGGATGTAGTGAATGAGAAAGTCTGTCTTGCATAAGAAGCACAGGATGTTCCGGAGAGTGTTGCAAGTGTCCACAATATCCCAATTAAAGAAATACTACCATACCCAGGTGCGACAGATTCAGTGTAGTTCGTGATTGTATCACTTCCGGATGGAGTGATGTTGTTTGTATAAAGATGCACTCTTGCGTTATCGGCGGGTGCATAATTCAACATGTATTTGAGCAACTGAATTTCGCCTGTGTCAACGGTTGTGAACATTACGAGTATTTATAGTGCCGAACACAAAAATTCAAAAAATCAATACATAACATGTGGCAATTAAAAACAGAGACGGTAGTACATTTCGCCTTAATCAACCAATTTTTGAAACTACACCAATTGCTGTTCATAATTTTAACTTCCCTGAATCCATCACAAAAGCCAAGCCTCCAGAGGAACTAATTCCCGAGGAACCTGTAAAAGAAGAATTTATCGAACTCGAAGATGTAGAAGTAGAAGAAATAGAAGTCCCTATCAAGGAAGTTGATCCTAGCAAAATAATAATGAAGTCTAAAAAGAAAGCAAGCTATTGCTTGCCAGCAGTTTCAAATAACCCTCTTATATTCGGTCAGCAATTTTCATTACAGGCAGATTACTTAAAAATGGGGGACATATTTGCACAACTTTGGATTACAGATGATAGAGTCAAAGAAGGTTCTATTCTTTTCAAGGAGAAGCGATGGTGGAGAGTAGGGCAAGTCGAAGATAAAGACAACGGATTTGTTATTAACGTGGCTCCTTCTGAAATCACTCCTTCTTTTCAGGTATGATTTTGACAGCATACCCCAATTTTTCCAAAGTGTCTTTATATTGAACTGTAGCTTTTAAATAGCCCGCTTCGTAAATATCAGTTATCAAGGATGCGAATTCTTTCATGTCTTGTTCGGTTATTACATGATGAGACAAGCGTTCGGTAATGTTTTTGTTTCTAGAGTATCTTTCTTTGAGGAACTCAAACAAATATTTTTGCACGGCTACCGAATATTGATTAAACATTGAACTAAATATAGTATGGATTCATTCAGAAAATATGTGGAGTCGGCAGATATTCATGACGTTTTTGGCACGAAAGTTTCTCGTCAATGGCTGTTGGCTCAGATTCGTGATCTGCCGATAGTGGATGAAATTACCACGAATATTCCAATTGACCAACTTGTGGCGACTCAAGCATCACTAGGTTCTAATGAGCCTAGAAGTTCTAACCCTATCGACGTAGTGAAGTGGGCAAATAGGTATTTCGTTATAGAAGGACATCACAGGGTTGCAAAAGCTAAACGTGAGGGAAAACGCACTATTGTCGCACATGTATTTGAGTACGGTGCCCAACCTTAAAGAAGACTAGTGGTATTTTTGGTTTTGGGAAAATCTCAGCAGTAATTATTTTGGGTTTATTCACTTTGAATCCGAATATTCTGAAATCATGTTTTTTTATTTTATACCACGTCATATCAATTTTTTTCTTTTAGGCTTAATCTCTTCTGGCAATTCTTCTAGATTACGCAAAACATTATAAAGATTATCTTGAATGCTTCCAAAAGAAGTCTTCCACTCCCTTGTTTTGTATTTATTTGTTTCGATGTATTCTTTCGCTTTGGCTTTGTCGGTAATTTCAGTATTAGTTAGTGGGGTGATCAGATATTCCTTCCTTGGTATTACTAAAACTTGAGCGTAGGGTTCGTTTTTTCGAAATATACAATTGGTCTTACGAAAAATTACAGAAAGGTTATAAGGATACCAATCCCCTTGGGCAGCACAGGCGATTGGCAATGGGGTTTGGTGAGGATCAGTATAATATCTGTAATGAGGCAATATTAATATGTTGTAATTATCTGGGGAGACAATCAAAGTTTCTGTTTGTAATGAATAATAATTTTCTGCAATTTGAACGAATGGGGAAATGATATCTTCTCTTATAGATACATCGTCATAAGGGAAAATCAATTCTACCCCACATTCAGCCATATCAATAAAAGATTGTAGATGCCAAGGTTGAAATTGATCGTTTGTGGCCTCACCCCCCCATCCGGGAATTTTAATAGATGGTTTCTTTGGGGCAATTCCCTGATATCTTATTACATTCATATATTATTGGAGTCATATTATGGTAAATCTTAGAAATTATTGGTTGGAACAAATAAATAAGAAGATGGCAGATAAAACGCTTAACCCATGTCCTCCTTTTAGTCCGTTTGAAGATAGTCTTAATATTGATTCTCCTCCACCATATTGCCCCCCCTGTGACCCTGAACCAACTCAGAAAGATGTAGAATTATTTGATGACCCTATTCAGCAAAAGACTGGAATTGGTCAAAGTGGGTTATGCGATGAATTCCAGGCTGGGCATATAAGGAATGAACTTGATAAAACACCAAGCCGCAATACCATCTACCGTTATAGTAAAGGTATCAGGGGGTGTGACGAAGCGATGACGGATTTGTTTAGAGACATTGTGGTTATTGACGAACAAGGTGTTGCTCATCCGGTTTCAATTACCTGGGCAACACAAGAACGAGCAGTTACCGCTCTGATTCAGCCGAATGTTAGAAAAGATGATACTAATGTCGTAGATCGTATTGCTTTGCCCGCAATGGCGATTCATTCGTCTGACTTTGCCCCAAATTACGACAGATACACTTACCACCAGGCGTTAAATTACTTCCGAGATCGGGATGGTCATCCAGGCTTAACCTTTCGAGAAAAGAAAGATAAAGATACAATTTTTGGCTTGGCGAGAGGCATTCC